TGAAGTTTTGCCCTGATTTCCTGTAGCGTTGCCATAATGTTTTCTCCTTAATGTTGTGCCTTTAGGTTTATGCCACTTCTTTCTAGCCTACTGACTAAAAAGAAAAAGTGTATAAAGTAATATTATACACTTTTATTTATCCTGTCAAGATAATATGGAACAATTATTCAAAATAAAAAGTTCCATCTTCTCTATATACTCTTTTCTTACCTTTAGTTGGGCAAGGTTGTCCCATTTTGCGTTTAGAGTGGTTTGCTCTTTGCTCAGGTGTCCATTTTGAATTGACAATTTCTCCGTCTTGCTATAGTATAAGGGTATGCTGTGAAAACAGCCCAACCCACACACTTACAGAGAGATTAGAGATGGCCAAATATTTAGATAAACAAACAATAGAAGACTTAGAGCAGTATCGTCAGCAAATATTCACTTTAAGAAAACAGATATATGAAAAATACCAGATAGATGTTTTAGATAATGATACTTTAAGTTCTGTTTCTATCTATAAAATTGTAAGTCAATATGATCTAAATTATAATACTAATTTTTCAAGAAACGGTGAAGATGCTAAATCATTAGACATTTTAATTGAACAAAAATGTAGTAATGTTAAGCCAAATTCTAAAGGTCAAATAAAAGATGCTGCTTTTCAATTCCACGCTATGGGAAACTTAGAATATGATAGGTATATTTTAGTAGTAAGAAATAAAGTGGAATTACAACCTGTTAGGATGTATGATATAGAAAAAGAAGAAAATACAAATATAATTAAGGAATACCTTTTAATCGAAAGATCAAAATGGTTAGCAAAAGGCCAGTTAGACCCTGTGAAAAATATGAAAAGAGATGTTATAACTTTACCCGAGTCTCTCTTAAAAAACTTTAAATTTTCTTTAATAAAAAATATCAATAATTGCCAGGTATTTAAGGATTGACGTAAATATAATTTTAGGAAAAATAAATGGAACATGTATTTGAATTAGGAGATTGTTTTGAAAAATTAAAAACAATACCCGATAACAGTATTGATATGTGCTTAACTGATCCTCCGTATTTTTTAGATTCTCTCGATGATGGGTGGAATACAGATCAAATCAAAAAAAGAATCCCAAAAAAAACAACCGATAAAAAACCCGCAGTTGGATCTTTACCCAAAGGAATGAAATTCGATCCTAAGCAAGGAGTTCGATTTCAAGAATTTATGTCGAAAGTTTCAGTAGAAGTGTTTAGAGTTTTAAAACCAGGAGCGTTCTTTATTTCATTTAGCCAAGCAAGATTGTATCATAGAATGACGATAGCAGTAGAAGAGGCTGGATTTGAAATTAGAGATATGATTGGTTGGACTTACAAAGGACAAGCAAAAGCATTTAGCCAGGATCATATCATAAATTTACAAAAAGGCTTGACAGAAGAAGAAAAAGAAAATCTAAAAAAAGAATTAGATGGTTGGAAAACTCCCCAATTAAAGCCTTGTATTGAGCCAATGTGCCTCGGTCAAAAACCTTTAGAAGGTAAGTTTATTGATAATTGGAAAAAATATAAAATTGGATTAATGAACGCATCGATTCTTTTTGATAACGAATTCCCTGGAAATATAATCCCAGTATCTAAACCTTCTACTAAAGAAAAGGGGGATTTTAACGATCATGTGTCTGTTAAACCTACTAAACTTTGTAGTCATCTTATAGAATTATTTACACCTAAAAATGCTATAATTTTAGATCCATTTTTAGGATCTGGAACCACTATGGTAGCGGCTGAAATGTGCGGAAGAAACTCTATAGGATTTGAACTCAGCCCGAAATATTTTGAAATTATTAAAAAAAGATACGAATTGTTCTAACCTAATAGCCTATTTAACATCGTAAGGTGATGCCGTATTAAACGGTCAAAGATTTAATATGGTTATTTTGCCAATCCACTAAGTTTAAGAATTCTCGCCATTTCTTCTTTAACGGGATTTATCTTTTCAGTTTCTCTACGTGCCTTGTCGCTGAGATTAGTTACTTTGCCACGAGGATCTTTCTTAGTTGGGACTTTTTTCCACTCACCCTCATCTCTCCAACTTACAACTTTACCGTCTTTGTCTTTAACTTCTGTTCGTTCTTCCGCCACACCTTTCTTTATTTCACCTGTTTTAGGATTTTCGTGATCACCTTTATTCACTCCTGACTTATATACTTTTTTACCAGTGCTTGGGCTCATATAGTAATCACCTTTACTATCTTTACCAATAGATTTTACTTTATATTTTGCTCCACTATCGCCTTCCGCCACACCTTGCTCGTCTTTATATTTTTTGGATGTTTTTGGATCTTTCACAAAGCGATTGAAAGCACTTTGTGGGTTGCCTTTTTCACGCTCCCAAATATCTAACCAGCGGGTAGCACCATTCTTCAAAGTAATCTTTAGTGCTCCAGGACCGAAAAAATCATTTGTAGTCCAACTTGCTGTGCCTACTACCTGACCTGTTTTGTTGTTGATAATTTCGTAATCAGTATCTTTGACATTGACATCCTGTGTATATTCATCAGGATCACCTGGCTTCATATATTTGGAAACATTAGTTTTCTTTAGAATATAGCCTTCCGCCACACCTTTGTTTCCTTGAGCCATTTTCAATGAAGTTTTTAGTGCTGCCGTTTTGCCTCTAGAAGTTTTAGCATCATTTGCTGTATCTGCTCTGCGTTGAAGCGGATCGTAACCAAACTTAGGACTATTAGGATTACGAGGTGTTTTATTACCTTCATCATCTACATTATATGCGTCTGGGTGGTTACGCCATTTGGCGCCTTCCGCCACAGCCTTGTCTTTCTTTTTATACAAGGTCTTACTGAGTTTCTCAGTGTCGTCAGCAGCTTTAACAAAACCTTTATCTTTTAGGTCCTTGGCCTGCTTGCGAAAAGCATCGATTCGTTCTTGGTCTGTTTTTCCTTTGTATTCACTCACTGTAGTTTTCATAGATGTGCTTTCGTCTTTTTTTTGATTTTTAGGTTTATCTGGCTCAATCATGGTGTCGCTTTTTTTCATAGGGTCTATATATTTTTTATTATATTTTTTAGCTCTAAAACCTTTCTTATGTTCTAAAATATCTTTACTGTTCATATTTTTCCTTCAGACCCAGATTTTTATCTTCAAGATCGTAAACATGTTGTCTAATTTTATCTATAAATCCTTTAGCCCTAAGAACCTTAAAAGCTAAATTTTCTACTCCAAACTCTCCTTGTGTAGCCAGGCCACTTTTACGTAGTTTACCTAGTTCATTCTTTACATGTTGAACTTCATCAATATCTTTACTAGAAAGTGCTCGCTTTATTTTATTTACATAATTTTTTACTTTAAGCTCGACATCTTCATCGTTAATGTTTACCTTGACGAGCTTAGGTTTTTTAATCCATTTATCATCAAGTACACTATAAATTCCGTTGCTAATATGAGCTTCAGTGCTTGGTTGTACATAAAGTTCAACATCTATATCTTTAATTCGAATATTATGATTATAATTGTATTGATTTTTTTTAGCATCAAACAAGGGTTTTAAATGAAATTCACTAGCTTTAGGTACATCTACAATAAGATGTAGATCTAAATCACTATGCTCAGTATAAGTATATGCGGCATTACTGCCAGAAATAGTAACATCCACAAGATGTATTTTTGGAATATCTATAAAATTAATAAAATGTTGAGCTATAAGCAGGAGCTTGTATCTTACACTAGCATTTAATACATCTCCTTCCCATATCAAAGGATTTAATTCGTTATGAAACTGTACTGCTGAGTCTATTATACCTTCTTGAAATTCTTTTAGTTGCATTATACATAATCACTTGGGTAACATACTAATTATCTTTCCTACCTCACCATGTGTTAAGTATCCTGTTCCAACTAAAAAAGCAGCTACGGCTATGGCAGCATATGTACCTTTAACCTTAAATTTTTCAAATGCTTCGATCTTAGCCATCATGGATTGATGCGCTGCTTGATTAACCTTGTCAGATTCTTTCATAGCTGCATAGTAGTTATCACGATTGGTCCTGTATTCCGCTAACATATCATCTAATTTACGATCGAGTTGATCCCGTGTACGATCAAGACAGTCATGCATATCTTTTACATCTGCCTTGAGATCGTCAACTTTTTCTATAATATTACGAGTTTTTTCTTCAACTACACCAACTCGTTCTTCCACAGAAGGTCCTAGCATCTTTCGCTCCAAAAAATATTTAAGCCTAAGGATGCCTTTACTTTGCCTTTATAATATTTATTGTCTAAAACTGAAAATTATGTTTCGACCAAGTTTAAAAAAAGGTCTGTCAAACTTAACAGATTCATTCAAACCAGAAATAAAAGGCACATATTCAAAACTTTCTTTCAACCTTGCTATAGGATCATTATCCACCTGAAAGACCTGTTCTGCCTGCATTTCCCATTCAAAATACCAACAACGTTCTTTAGGAACACCAAATATACTTCCATCTACCATACTAGGACCATGATCATAGGATAGGTTTCCGCATAGACTAATAGCTGCTAAAACAGTATCGAAGTTTTGTTGTTGTGATCTTTCCAAATCAGTTCTGCTTTTATAAATGCCAGTAGCAGTAATATCTACAAGAGTATAAAGGTAGTAAATCATTGGTAGTATTTAACAGCCATAAAAAAAGCCTAGCATGAACTAGGCTTAGGGCAAACAGTTTAACTATTAAACTGGGCTGTTTGCATAATATGGGAAACCTGTCATTGCTGTGACTGTAGCACTGCTTAGGTTAACAGAACCTGCACCAACGCTTGTCAATGCTTGAATACGATCTTCTAAATCGGCAGCAAAGGTCTCGCTATTTGAGCCGTCATAGATATCTGTACCGAACTCACCTTCAACGATTACGTCAAATACTTGACCTGCGTTAACACCGTCACTGCGTAGAGCACTGTGGGCAACAATAGTTGCTGTTTGAGCAATTTCTCTCATCACAGCTTGAACAGCACCTTCAGCACCCATTTCTGTGCTGCTGAAATCTGTCGCATTTACTGCTAGATCAATTGTATAACCCTGTAGTGTTTTACCTAGAAAACTACGACTTGTGTTAGCTAGGGTTGGATTTGCTTTTGTTACTGATGGCATAATTTTCTCCTCATTGCCTTGCCTACTCTCAATAGGCCTTTGTAATATTATTTAGCAGTTTGGTTCAAAACTGCCCTGATACCGTTAAAAACACAGAGATAAATTATTTCGGAGTCCAGCGTTTACGAGGCACTAGCTTCACGTTGCCAAACTTTTTGCCTGCCGGAGCATAACGAACATACCCTTCTCCCTTGGTGGCCCATATTTCTCCACGACCCTGTTCAATCTGTGCGATAAGATTATCTTTAAGTGTCATAATTTTACTTACTAAACTGAAGATAGCATCTAGGGCTCCTTGATTCTGTGCTAGTTTTTGTTCAATCTTGCCCTGCTTAGGAGTACTGACCTTACTGCTTTTAAGCCAACTTAGAAAGTGTTCTTTGCTTAGACTATCAAGTTGACGAGCTTTAGCTGTTTGATTAACATAGGTATAGAGGATATTTTTAAGATCACCTAGTCCTGGAGTTTCCTGTAAAAAGCTATCAATCTGACGACTATTAGCACTGAGTTCTTGTTCAACTTCTATTATCTTACTATCATCAAGGCCAACAGGATTACTATTGTAGATAGGGCCTTGGACTATTAATAATGGAGAACGATTAAACATCCTGAAATCATCCATGGGCTCTTGAGCACTATCATCCATACCAAATTCTGGAAAAAATGCGTGCCCAACTACCATGACCTGTGCGTTAGCTATCTGCTTGCCCAAAGGACTTTTTGGATTTACATGATAACAGGTTTCACTTTTAGGATTTGGACAAAATGTATAATTACCTTCCGAATCTAATTGAGGTTTACTAAGGAATAATCCGTCGGCATAAACAAAACCTTCGAAGTTTCTTGGAGTGGCCTGATCAAACAAGGGATACAAACTGGCAAACTGTTTAGCAAAGGCCACTCGTGCTTGTTTTTCTTCTGGCGTTTTAGGATCACCACTTCCATAGGCAATAAACTTGGCCAGTTCTTTAGGATTGTCAGTTTTTGCTCCACGACTCCAGCCGTTATGTCCGGCTAATATTAACGGGCCTCCTGCTTGTTCTCTGCCCCAATATATCTGAGGATTACCATCCCATTTCATTCTTATACTACGACTGCCTTCTTCACTGATCATTTCTTTTAGATGTTCAAGAGCCTCCATAGTGCCGTTACTTCCATAGAAGAAAACGAGATCTTCTAAATGATTAAAAGCACGGCCTAATTTTTTAATTGTATTTTCAAATAGAAATTCTTTAGCTCTCATAGTCTATCCAATAACCTACGGAACCATTCATTAGTTCCTGTTCTAACTGGAGGTGTGCGTTCTACCCAGTTTTTATCCTGTTTGGCTGTAGCCAACAAGGCTCTAGCCTGATCAGGAGGTAATGCTTTCATTATGGCTTCAACACTATCTATAGCATTGCCGTCTTTAATACCTACTAATTTATCTGCTATCTCGTCCCAGTCCTCGGCCACAAGCTCACCTTTTTTATTATCAGGAGTACGAATAAACAGTCCTTCCCAAGCACTGTATACATAGCCCTTTTGTTTGGCTAATATGGCCAACATTAGTTGTTTACTCACACCTTTGTAGGGACTGCCCTTGGGTATGTTGTGTTGATGATAACGACTGACTTTAGGAACCTTACGAATACATTCAAGGTCAACTTGATAAAACTGATCCCTAAATGGCACACGAACAAAAACGTTAACACCTGCCTGTGCTGTTTCAAATCCTAATTTATCAAAATAGTTTCTCAATGCACGACGATTAGCTGCTTCCAGTGTATCTTTTTTATTACGACTTAGGTCAGGCTCGGCTTGAAAATGATCTATGATATGATCTAAGTCCACCATAGTATCAACATCTCCGCTCCATTCTTCGGGACTTTTTTGAGGATCGGGGCGATATGTGCTGCCCACTGGCACTGCTGATAGACCTATTTGACTAAGAGCCTTGTCTACTATCTGTCTTACTGGTTCTACAAATCTTGGATTGATAGGAGTTGTGTCAGGAAATATGGCATTGCCCTTAGATTCATTTATCATCTTTGCTTTCCTGTATACGTTTCATGCCACGTTTGAATTTGGCGGGTTCTTGTGTTTTAATAGCGTTGATGAACCTTCGTTCGATTTCTGCTGCTGTTTCCAAGTCATAGTGCTCCCGAATCAATCCTATGAGATTAATTGCACTTTCAATTAGGTTGCTGCCACGACTCTCAATCACTCGATCTTTATCACGACTAATGCCTAAATCACTTATTTCTTGTAGAATACTTCTGGTGCTTTTACGCATAATAAAACAGATTCCCTTTAATATATTTAACTCAAAGTGTCTTGGAAATTAACATATTATAGTATATAATGCTGCGACGCCGCATAAATACATAGTGTACACATATATAGAGGAAAAATCAATATGACTATATCACAATTCATGCTCAATATCCTTGAGCGTCTAGCTGAAATGTTTCCACAAGATTCGTATCAGTCTAGATTAGAAAACTACCTAAGCAAAAAAAGCATTACAGATGCTGCTACTCTTGAATGCTATATAAAAGAGTATGAATATAATTCCCATAAGGAGAACTAACAATGATAAAATCTATTTTATTGGCGATCTTTCGTGCCCTCGAGCGTAGTGGTCAAGCCCGTGCTCGTAGATTCCTAAGCCTTCATAAAGGAACTTCACAATGAAATATATTACAATGATGCGTGAAGTATTATGCCAAGCCTTACTGGCCAGCCATCTCACTCGTAGAGGTCGTTGGCAGAGTGCTGCTAAATTGATGGTGAAATAACATGTTAGGAACATTTTTAATAATAGCTCTATTTGTGTTTATTGCATTTCTTGATGAAAAGTTAAAAACTATAAAATCAAATAGAGACGCACTATTAGGTGAGGAATGGGATTTTACAAAGCCCATTTCCAAGAAATAATGTTGACTTAATAAATAAAAACTATATAATAAACACACAGGGAGAAAACTATGTTTAATCAACCAGAATTATTCATTGACACTGTTCAGAATGCTAAAAAGCAGTGGGTTCAAAAATGTGTTCGTAATGAAGATATTAAGAACAACTGTCATATCTATATTGACGCACAGTCAAAGTTTTTAAAAACCGCATTGACAGTGGCAGGTGGTATTGCTACTATTGTAGGCCACGAAATGCTGAATACAAAGATTGAAAAAATGTTTAATCCTTTTGGAATAGACTTTTTCAAAGCAGGCTGGGATGCCTGGGCAGATGCTAACAGAGAAGCCTACGCTAGAAAATCCTAATTAGACATACACACATAAGGAGATTAATATGTCAAATAATTACGGCGATAAGATTTTACCTGAAATGAAACTACCCGAAGTTAAATTTAATAAAAACGGCTACGAAATTCGCACAGAGATTCTTGGCATGGCCAAAGATCTTGTTCAAACTGAATACACTATGAAATTCCAGGGTTGGGAAATGTCAGCCAAGCGTGACGAGAAGAATGGTCAAATCGTTACCACTGTAGGCATGCCCGAGTTTCCTGGATTAGATAAAGTTCTTGAAACTGCTCAAAAGATGTACGACTTTGTTAATGCGGCAGGACAAAGACGATAAGTTACGCATAGCGTCAATACATTAATATGTTACGACAAAGGGCTCTTCGGAGCCTTTTCTTTTTGTAGTTCCGATTTTATCTTATCATAGGTTTCGATACTGTTTAATTTAGATGGATCATTTGGCAAGTTTTGCCATTCGTTCTCGCTGATATCCTTAGTGATAAAAATATCATAGTCGTGACCGTTATCCGCATAGACTGTTACTAGTTCACTGCCAAAGTTTCCTGTAGCTGCTCTTTTCAATGCTTCCGCTAGGGCCAGTAATGAAGTTTTTTCTCCTATAATATAGGCTCTTTCTTTAACATTTTTACTGGAATACAAATGTAATCTTGACTGCACTTTCATGTTAGATGTTCTACCTCTTCTAATTTCATACGTTTATGTTTATATACTGTAACATATTCTGTGTTATTTTTATACCCCAATTTGCCCACTCCCCATATTATAGGGTGATCATGAAGACTGACAGCATGTGGCAATACTACATCTAAATAACGACCATTACCTGTTCCTAGAGTCACAAAGGTTATGTATTCTTTGGGCTTGGATTTGAATACACGATAGTTGGCCACTAGACCACAGAACTCAACCTGTCCTGGTTTACGAACTTCTGTACACATAGGAATGAACCTGCTGCTAGTCCAACGACCTGTACGTTTAAGATCCTGTATCTCACCACCTTCTAACATAGCAGGAACAGCTCCTGCTAATTTTGCTTCTTGCCAATAGACCCAACGAGCATAACTTCCTTGACAATGTTTAAGAGCTGCTTGCCAAAATTTCTGTGGATTGTGTGCCTTCTGATAGGCCAAGGCCCAGATTAATCGGCCTAGATTAATCGCATGAGCTCGACATAGACCAAAATGACTAAGTTCTTTCAATGCTAAAAACACATCGTCTTTGCGAGGATGATCGCCAACTAGTTCTAAAAACTCGTACATCTTTTCTTCATTTTTCTTAGCAAAGGCTCTTCTCCACATATCTGCTGTATAGCCATCACATCCTAGTATTTCACTAATAAGTTCTATAGCATCATCTTCGAACACTATGGTGTCTTGAAAACCATCTTTACTCCAATCTTGAAAGAAGCTGGCCTTACGGCGACCCTGTGTGGCCACTGGCCTAATCAGAGCAGTTGCCAAGGTACAGTCACTTTTACTCTTAGGACGGATGGCACGAAACAGTCGTTTCATAGCAGGACTTTCACCTTGTGTAACACCCAGTATATCTCCTTGGCATAATAATTCACTGGTCTTTTCATCATACTCAGGATATTCATCCAAGGGTTTTTGCTCTATTTCCCATAATTGACTTAGCCCTCTATTGGCCAGTATATCTATTTTGAAATGTTCTAGATCTTCTATTTCATATTTGTCTAATAATATTTGATTATTGCCATTAATTAAACTTTTAGGTACGCTACGATCAAAGATCAATATACCACCACAATGTTTGCTTATACAACGTTTCTTACCTAATAATTTATTGGCTAGGCGTTTAGCATCTTCTGCATACTCTGGTACAATTTTGGCTAGGTCAACATTACGTGGTAATCTTCCCTTAGCACCATAGCGTTTGGCTGCTTCACGTAGGGCGGATTTTTCCTTATAGGTTACATAGTTACTTACTCTAGCACTACGGCCAGGCCAATGACGGAATATACGATTCATCACTGTTTCCTGTTGCCAGTGAGGGAAATCCAAATCTATGTCAGGTAAGTCATCACGCTTTGGATTCATAAAACGAGCTAAGGGTATGTGCTCCTGTACAGGATCTACATCGCTGATACCCATGAGCCAACAGACTAAACTACTACCTGCTGATCCACGAGTAATATGTGGAATGTCTTTGGTTAGATCTAATATTTCTCTAACACGTAGGAAATGTTTGGCGAAGCCTAATCGAGCTATAAGTTCTAGTTCTTCTTTTAGCCTATCTGTATAATCTATGCCTTCGGGTAATTCTCTTTTAAATTGTTTAATTAATAATTCAAGTTCATCATATCTATTCATATCTGCCTTTCTTGTGCCTTGGGCAGATATTTAGTTAGAATGATTTTTCGGTATGTTCTGCTTTGATCCATCCTATAAGATAGTTGGATTTCCAATTATTCTGTTCAAATCCTTTGAGATGTTGCCATTTGTCTTTATTATCTATAATTTTCTTAGCAGAGTCTATCCAATCTATATGACGAACCTTGTATTCAAATGATATCATGTGTTCTACAAAATTATCATAGCTTTTGCTATCGTATTCTATATGTAGTACTTCAAATAGATAGCCACTAGGATCTTTGCTGTCTAAGGCAAAGTCAAATCCCCATTTAGGTTTTGAGCTCAGTAGATGGCCGGCCTGAGGTATCTCTTTACTGATATAACGTAATTGTTCCCGAGCTTGATCTTCATAACCACATCTATGAAGGATTAGACTATGATCTATAATTATCTCAGGGCTTGTAGATATAAACCAGTTCTGTTGAAAACATAAATGGTTTAAACAATTATCCAAGGGATAATTCATTTTTGTATAATATTTTTGTTCAGCTAGATTTAATTCAAAACCATCTTTATCATAATAATTAAAATCAAAAACTGTATATTCAACTATGGGCTTATAACAAATTGGGCGAGACATTACTGATGTATCTAACCTCTTTAACATCACTTTGTTCTGTCCTTGTTATCAATAGCTCCACCTGTGATCCAGCTGGTACATGATCGTGTGCCGGCGCACTTAAAGTGATGAAAGTTACAATATCCTAAATCTGCCTTATGTATACTAGCCATTATATCAGCCGTAGGTTCGTTTCCTTTAGCACCATCCTCAATACATTTCCACATCTTATCGCTTACATCAAAAGCCGCACAGTTTCCACACTTCATAGTCTTGGCAGTCTTTTCTGTGATGCCCCAACGACGGGCTGCATCCTTCCAATATGACTCCGGTGCATCTGGATTGGCAGGACCGTAGTGATACGCATCTATGGCTTTCTGACGGTTCTTTAGATTAACATCGATGTCATAGGTAGCGATGGGACAGCCTTTGTTGGCTGCTTCTACAATGTTTATATACTTGCGATACATTAATAGATCTCCCGCCACTGTATGGTTGCGGCCACTGTGGCAACAGTTTGAACACCACTGTTAACTGTGCTGACCACTACAACATACACTTCACTGTTAGTGCTGTCAATGTTTTGGCTGATGATGTTTTTCTTTGATGCTGTTAAACTTCCTGTGGCCACAGGACTTAGGCTGTTTTGGCTAGATCCGCTGGGCACATAACCAGAAGCAAAACGATCAGCATCTGCGGCTGTGAAACTAGTAGCATTTACGCAGTATTCTACACCACTGTCATCATCTGCTGATGTCCATACCAGTCCTCCAGGTGCTGTGGTGCTAAGACTGGCAGCACTGGGTAACTTGATTACTTCATATAAGATACTGTTAGTTTCAGCGTATAATCCTAAACTATTAGGACGCACACTTAATCTGTTGGCATAGCCTTTAAATGAATTCTTCAGTCTAATAGCCAACAATGGAAAACGTTTCTGTCCTGGCGCAGGTGTAGTGCGAGGTGTGGTATAGATGCTCCAGTCAATACCTGATTCTACATATCCGCCTTCGCTCATCACAGTTGAACAGATCTGGTCAAATGCTCCGCCTGGTGTTGTGCCAGTGTTGCGTATCTCACAGCGTACAGGCAGGTTAGGATTGCTCATATAAACTGTAGGTAACACATTGTCGTGATAGTATTCGTGTGCTGTGATTAGCTGGCCAGCGTGGGCAAATCCTACACGCACACGGCCAACACCTAGCCATTGAAAGTCTATCCAGCATAACTGTGTTTTGGTTATGTCTAATTTAAATCCGCTGGCACCTGTGCCATCACACTTATCTACATTCCATTCACTTTGTGGCACACGGCGTTTATAAGTATAGGCCACACCGTTGACTGTGGTGCTGTATGTGGCTTCACTGGGACTGCCGCCTACGTAGGTCCTTATAACCCAGTTCAGTGTCTGTGTAGTAGCACTAACGGTAGATCCATCTGCTGTGTCACTGCCTACTTGTTCAAAGTAGATACCATCGTTGGCATCAAAATATCCTGTGCGTTTTGTGACATTGCGATTAGGCGCACGGAAGTTGAAACTGCTATAGATCAGTTGACTCTTACCTGGTTGGTAGTGATGATAGAATTTAGTTTGGTGTATAGCATAACTGGCTGTGTTGCTGCCGGTGGCTAATACACAACAGGCTTGGTCAATAACGAATGTTACAGATCCACCGTTGGCTGTGCTGTCAAGAAAGTTAGGATCTATAGCGTAGAGATGTTTGTAGTCGCCTAAGGTAAACGTTTCACTAACACGGCCGCGACCAAACGCATCTGGATTGGTTCCTGCTACGCTGACTTCACCATTGATGGTAGCGTTAATGTTACCAGTCACTGTCCAAGGATTAGTGCCTTGATTGACTGTAATATCGTTTTCTACATTGACGATTAATGGATTGCTAGAGTCATTGTCTACTACCACATTACCGCTGACATAGATAGGATTACCGCTACTATTAGCCGCGGTGGTAGCACTGATAGGTATTGGATTGCCTGTATCGTTTTTAATTTCTACTTCAGGCATGGTACCAATATTGACTGTTCCACTGACTGTGATATTTTCTAATGCGGCTAAGGTAGTTGTGCCTAATTCTACTGTACCTATGGCATTAACAAATATACGATTGCTGTCGCTGTTGGCATTAGTGTCTTTGCTGACAGCAAGGTAACTATTGGTTATCTTTGTCAGTACACCGTCTGTGGTGTTACCACGCATACGGTCCCAAGTAGAACCGTTGAACACCATATTGTGACTTTCTGTAGGTAAACTCCAAGGAGCAGTTTCGCCATCATTGTTAGGCAAATCAAATACAAGATTATTTGTTCCGTCCCATAGTTTGACTCTATCTATAGTAACATCGCCTTCGATAGTAACTCCGTTGACATGGCATCGTAGTTCAGGCTTACCTTCAGCATCATACTGCATGACCTTGTGGACATTTAAGAGATTACTCTCTTGTGGGTGTTCGTAATTTGTTGAATTACTTTCGTTACGTTCAGCCACTTATTAACTCCAAGGGCGACCTTGTTGTAGGCCTCCAACATTAGGATTATCTACCAAAGTATTTTCTGAATACTTTGTAGGAAGTTTGTTTCTATCGTAAGTATTTCCTAAGCGATAGTATCCTACGGTTACACTACTATCATCACCTGGAGTTCCTCTACGCTTCAGTTGAGCTATTTCTAATTTTTGAATTTGTCTGCGTTCTCTGCTGCCACTTTGATCTGGGGTGCAGATAACTAGGCAACCATCAGTAAATCCTATAGTGTCTAGTTTAGTTGTACTGTCGCCATATACTCTATTATTAACTGAAGGTGTACCATCTAAACTAATCTGATAATAATCTGTAGGAAGTCCTTCATCAGCCGCAATAGCTATAATTAAATCATCAATAGTAGCGGTTGCTAAATTGACAACAACTTCATCTCTTATACCAGTAAGGCCTTTGTAATAAACAGTTGCCATTATTGTTCCTGATTGTATTGCATATTTGGATACATGCTAGGAGCGTTTGTTCTAATATCAGAAGGATGTTTACTTTTGTTAACATCGTCACCGCTGGCTATTACAGCATCTAATCCTGCATACTGAGGATTTGCCTTATTAGCTAACACACTCATATCGCTGTCTTGATCTACTAGTCCTGCTATTTGTTTTATTCTAGGTAAATCGTCGTCTGTATACCCTATAGGTTCATCAGATGGTTGTTCTGAAGGGCTAATATTATCTATCATATCTAACACTGCTCTAATTATCTCATGTGCTCGCATAACATTTTCCAATATTCAATATTTAGCTTAAATAATACTATGATTAAGAAAGAATATTTTGAAGATCTAATAAAAAATCTAAAAGACACAGGCAAATACAGAGTATTCAATGATATTGTTCGTGAAAATGGTCGATTTCCCAGGGCAATTTGGTATGGGCCATATGCTATAAAAAATATCGTTAACTGGTGCTCTAACGACTACTTAGGCATGGGTCAGCACAAGGTCGTCATAGACGCTATGCACACTGCTCTAGATCACACTGGAACAGGGTCAGGAGGAACTCGCAATATTGGTGGAACAAGCCATTATCATGTTGCCTTGGAACACGAACTAGCCACATTACATAAAAAAAACAAAGCTTTATTGTTCAGCAGTGCCTATGTGGCCAATGAATGGACCTTAATCAGTTTGAGTAAAATCATTCCAAATATAGAATTCATAAGTGATAGCAATAATCATAATAGTTTAATAGTAGGAATTAATCATAGTCGTGCTGCTAAAATGATATTTAAACACAATGACTTAACAGATCTAGAAAATAAATTAGCTGAATCTCGTATTAAAGGTAATACACCCTGTATTGTGTTCGAATCAGTTTATAGCATGGATGGAGATGTAAGTCCTATAAGAGAAATAGTTGAACTGGCAGATCGATATCAAGCCATGACCTACATTGATGAAGTTCATGCTGTTGGTCTATATGGACGACATGGGGCTGGCAAAGTCGAAGAACTTGATCTACAAGATCGCATTGACATAGTCAATGGAACCTTGGGAAAAGCGTTCGGTACACAGGGTGGATATATTGCCAGCGATGCTGTTATCATTGACGCTATTCGTAGTGTAGCAGCAGGGTTTATCTTTACTACATCAATGAGCCCTGTTACTTGTGCTGGTGCTCTAGCCGCTGTAAAGTATCTCAAAGATCATAATGAACTACGAGAAAGACATCAGCTAAGAGCAGGTCAATTAAAAATTAAACTAAAGGAAACTGGTCTTCCTTTAATGAAATCAAGTACAACACATATTGTTCCTGTTCTGGTCGGCGAAGCCAATAGATCTAAAGAAATGAGTGACTATCTTTTAAACGAGTATGGAATATATGTTCAAAGTATAAATTATCCAACTGTAGATGTAGGAACAGAACGACTACGCTTTGCTCCTACTCCCTTACACGATGAAGGCATGATTGAAGATCTAGTCAATGCTCTTAAAGAAACCTACAAACTTATTGGCACCAACTCTGTTTAGCTTCACCGTAGTATTCTCTGGCAAATCCATTTTGTATTAGCATTGCTCTAAGACTAACTCCATTTAGAATAAGATCTCCCAATACACGACCACCGAACTTGTCCCAACCATAAAGTACAACTTGCCTCTTTTGACTTTGAGCTACGGCGTTCTTAGTAAAGGCGGTAGCTGCTTGGCCTCGCTGGTCTTCACTTGGGCATTGAGCTCTGAAACCTTTCTCTGGAGTATCGACTCCATAGACTCTGACTGCCAGTTCAGGCTTGAGTGGTGCTGGTAGAAAAGGTGCCGCTATAACCACAGTATCACCATCACTGACACGAACAATCTGTGCGTCATAGGTTACACCTTGTGGTTGTTTCTGTGCCAAGGCAATAGCAGGTAATAGCAGAAGAACTGCCAGTAGTTTTTTCATAGTTCACTCCTAATAAACTAATATTATTTAATTAAAAGCTATTATTAAACCAGCCTATTTTACGACCTTCTGCTATACGAAGATCGTATTCTTCAACAGTGCTAGGAAATCGCCATGCCCATACGGCTACTAAAGCCATGAATAGAGCAGTATAGATAATACCACGCAGGGGCACATTACCTGTGTACATCAGAGCAAGACTCACTGACATAGAGGCCAGCATAAAGAATTTAAGTTTAAGTGGAAATACACGTTTTTGATTCCAGTTATTGATAAATGGTCCAAATAGCTTATGGTTCATAATCCAGTTGTGCATACGAGGACTGCTCTTAGCAAAACAGTAGGCAGCAAAAACTATAAAAGGACTATATGGTAGTCCAGGTAAGATCACTCCTAGGTAAGCTACTCCTAAACTAATAAAACCTAACAACATCCAAAAATAACGTTTCATGCGAATCCCCAACTTTGTTCACTTTTACGTGCTTCTAGGTCAAATCCATTTCGGCACTGACGTTTAGGGCAAACTCTAGGTTGTCTATCTAAAGAAACATTTTGTTGATAGATGTTACCTAAAGATAAATCTGCCATACACCATCCTCTCCAAACATCACCAAAGATATCTATAACGATTTGTTCAACTCCAGCCCAACATAAATGACCATGATAGTCATTAAGAGAATTTGATCTTTTAAATTCTATTGTTTTTTCTACTATTGAAGTATCTTGATAATTTATACCTTGAGAATCATAATAAGCGGACCATTGATCTTGTGTGTATGCCAAGTATCTATTATTACCTTTGGTAAAATTTTTATATAATACCTGTAGATAAACATCATATCCTAAAGACTTTAGCAATTGATAGATCAAATACTGTTGGTTCCATGTATCTGGTTTAATAGCTATTAAAATCTTTGGTTGTAGTTTTTTAACAATAGAAAGAACTTCAAAAAAATGATCGAAATCAGCAGAATCATGGTAAGTTAACTGTAGTTTATCTAAATTGTTCAGTGCTTTACTCCACCAAATAGGCTCGGCATAACCATTTGATACAAGACTAAACTTAATTTTAGTAGTTTTATTAATGATATTTTGTAGGGCAAAGCTTTGAGTAGGCTCACCTCCAGTTAGTTCTAGAAGTATTTCATTAAAACTGTCCGTTACATATTCTAAATGCTCAAAAGCAGGCGTTAAAACGTCCTGTTCAGGAATTGGATTTGTACCGCTATTTAGAGCAGGTACACAATAATCACATTTCAAATTACACTGATTACCTATATTCCATTGTATTTTTAAAGTTTTGCTCACTATATAAACTCTAACCAACAAGGTTGCCTTACATTGAAAGGCAACTGCTTACGTTTATTTACTAATTCGTAAAAATCTGGTTTATATGGTTTATATTTAGGTTTAATCTTATAATTATTGCCCTTATTTGCGTTACAGGGTCCACAAGCTGTCACACAGTTTTCAAAGGAAGTTTTTCCTCCTTTACTTACAGGCAGAACATGGTCAAGGGTACAATCTTTTTTTGATAATGTTTTTTCACAATAAAGGCATGTGAAGGTATCTCTTAAAAATATATTACCTTTGCTAAAACGCACAGTTTTTTTTGGTTTCATGTATTCTTTGAGCATGATAACGCTGGGGACAGCAGTTTCCCAGCGTTCACTTCTTACTAGCCAATCTTCATACCAATAGACCACATCTGCTTTGTCAAGCACCATGTATCTTATAGATTCTTGCCAGTCTATAACACTAAGTGGTAAAAAACTTATAGGAATGCCATCTGCATTTAAAACTAGAGTATCGCTCATTTTGTATTAGGAAATAGGACACTGTTATTATAGTGTCTATTTGAT